TGATATAAAAAACGATGAGTATGATCGGAAAAATAAGGGAAAGTCTGCTGGTTAACTCAAATTGAAGGAATTAAATGACTATCCCTAAAATATCCTTTTCTTCTGATAACAATTTTGCATGTTTCAATACTGGACTTGTAACTGCAAATTTGGAAAGCATATTTGCTCTTGCTGAACGCAACAATAGGCCAGATGTAGCCGAGAAAGGTTTATCGCCTTATGTTTTCAAGGCATTTGTCAGGGAAAGCGATATTCAGCTAATTAGCAAATTCGGCGATAATATTCCGGACATTGCTGATTTTTTCCAGAAACCCGAGGATTTGATTTTCAATCCTCAATGCAGGGTAGTCCCTCAAATCGACCATATCATTGCGGACAACATGGACAGATTTCCTGCACACATGCAAGGGCTGAGTTCAGACGAAATGCGCAGAAGACTCGTTGGCGCGATTAATGAAGCCCAAAAAAAAGCAAGGTCAAATTACAAAATAGCTGTCCCCCAGTATTACGAAGGGAAAATACAACTTCTGTTGCCCTTATGCCTTACCCCTGGATCACCCAATCCGGATTTAGCTTTAGCCACGCATAAAATAGGGAATAATACCTATACAGCGCGCACATGCTTAACATTGAAGATGGCATATAACAACGCTCGTCTAATCGTTAAGCCGCAAAGTTCATGGCTTAAACCTTAAAATACGGATGGAAGCAACCCCCTCTTGCCCCGGTCAAAAGACCGGGGCGTTTTTCTGTATTTTTTCTTAAAATTACTTGCATAATGTGCCGAAACCCCACACTTTTGTATCGACCCTGTGATGGCACAGGATACATATATCGACGAAATGACAATATACAACCCTTCCGGTAAAGCGATATACGATGCGCCCGTAACAACGAGTGCCATTATCAAATACGCACTTATGGGGGATTATTACATCGAACTCCCCTTTAGTTTGCTTACCCCGCTGGATTTCCCCCTCGGATCATACATCACCTACAAAGGCCGCAAATTCGAAATCATGTCGGAGGTTTATCCGGATTTCGACAACAAAACCGGCGGCTACAAATACACGCTTCAGTTCCAGGCGCAGCAAAACCACATGAAAAATTTCATCTGCTTCTGGCTGGGAGGCGATAATCCTGAAGCTGTATTCCACAACACGACAGACTTGGCATCCTTCGGGGCGCTCATCGTCGCCAACATGAACAAGGCACTGGGAGGAAACAACTGGCAGATGGGAAGTGTAAATGTCGAACATCCGGAAACCAACAAGCTCGTATCGTTCAATGGCGATACCTGTTGGGATGCCTTATCATCCATTGCCGAGACTTTCGATGTCGAATGGTGGACCGAGGAGAACGGCAGTATCGTAACCCTGCATTTCGGAAAACTGAACTTCGGAACGCCGGAAACATTCAAACGCGGAGAAGTCGTCAAAAGCATCCCGGCCAAGAAAGGGGACGATTCCGAATACGGGACCCGTTTCTATGTATTCGGCTCCACGCGCAACCTGACGAAAGAATACGGACAATCCGAACAGGGCGGCGTAACGAACCACGTTTCCGAAGTCCGGTTACGGCTTCCGGATGGGCAGCAATACATAGACGCACGTCCCGGACTTACAAAAAACGAAATCAAGGAAGTCGTAGTGTTTTTCGACGACATCTACCCGAAGAACACGGAAACCGTCACTTCGGTAGAAACTATCGATCGGACAATCATTGAAGGGCAGACCGACAAGGCATACGTCATGGTATGCAACGACACGCCATTTCTACCTTCAGACGTAATCGAAGGAGAAACGCTGGGGGCACATTTTACGAGCGGCGATTTGATCGGCTGGGATTTCGAACTCGCCCTTATCGACGACAATGGCGACAATATCGACCCCGCGACCTGGAAACCCGAAGACGGATTCAACAAGAAATTTGAAATCATCGCCCAAGTCGAAACGTCCGGCGAAAGTCAGCAGATTATACCGAATGAAAACATGCGTCCTCGTGGAAAAGATGATGACCGAGGGCCTGACACTTTCGTACTCACAGGCGTCAAACTCCCCCAGCAACGCATAGACGAAGCAGAACAAGAACTTCTTGAGGTCGGCACTTCCTATGCTGCCAAACATAGCAGCGACACGACAGTCTATGACTGTGAAACGAATCCCGTGTATTGTACACACAACGAAAAAAACTACGAAGCAGGACAGGCTGTACGATTAATGGGTCCTCAATTCGGTATAGACGGTCGTCTTTCCCGGATTCAAGGTTATGAAAAAAAACTATACAACGAGTACATCGCAACCTATACGATAGGCGACAATACTCCTTATTCCCGCCTGGGCAGTATTGAATCGGACGTGAAAGCATCGCTCTATTCCCAACGTATAGGCATTGCGGAGAATGGAGCGGCTATATATCTAATCACCCGATACGATAATACTTTCCCGACCGATACAAATGCTTATTCTGCACGAAGGGCAATATGGGAGTTTGCCAACAAGCAGGCACCCGATACGTTCAAAGGTAGAATGACTTTCAACGCAGGGGCACAATTTGGACCATCATATGCCTCCGGTATTACCGGAGTGGGCGGGTTTATAAGTGAAAAAGGCGCCGGCGAGTTGGAGAGCCTCTTCATCCGTCGTTTTCTGGAGGTTCCGGAGCTTCGGAAAAACCGTGTCGGCATCAGCGTCGGGGATGACTGGAGCGCTCCGGGCGCCGGGGTGATCGAGAGCGTGGACAAGGAGCAGAAGCTCGTAACGCTCAAACTCGAAGAGGGCGAGATCGGCGCCGTAGCGGTCGAGGATATATGTATGGGTATCTTCCACGACTTCGACCCGTCGAACAATGCGACGGCAGATTCCGACGACGGCCGGGGCAACTTCTCTTTCGCAGGCTTCGCAACGGTCTATTTCCGTATCACGGAGGTCTTGGGCGACCGCAACGAGCAGTTCCGCTACGAGCTGCGCCCCCTGTCGGCTACCTTTACCAGGCAGATCGACCCGATGGAATCGATGACCTTCGTGGCCTACGGCTCGTTCACGAATCCCGCCCGGCAGAGCTCGCGCTACTCGACGCGCACCTACCAGCGTTATCTGCGCAATGTCAGCGACTGGGAGTTCACGGCCGAGAATATCGCCGCGCAGTTCGGCGATCTTACGAACCTCTCCGTCTTCGGGATCCAAATGTCGGGCTATTCGGCCTATCTGGATAATATCTACCTGCAAGGTATGATCAGCAGCCTGGACAAGAAGGCGCTGCTGGACACCCGGAGCAAGCTGTTCCGGCTGGTCGGCGACAACGGCGTCGGCGTGGCATTTACCCCGGAGGCAGGCTGGAAGCAAGGCAAGCTCTACGACCCCGCGACGGGACAGTTTCAAAAGGAGTTCGACATCGAACAGATCGATCAGACGGCCACCGAAGCCCAGGACACTGCCAATTCCGCCGATCGCAAAGCTCAGCAGGCCAAGGATTACATCGATAACACGCTGCCCGGCGAATTGTCCGAGATCAACAAACGGCTGGACGGTGTCGTGGAAAACTGGTTCTATCCCTATACTCCCTCGCTTTACAATGAACCGGCCCAAACATGGATAGCGGACGGCGAGCAGGAAAACCATATCGGCGACACGTTCACCAATACGCTGCCCGCGAATTTCGACCCGACGGACGCAGGCTGCTGGGAGCAGGGAAGCATCGGTGCATCCTATATCGACGGCATTAAGACCTGGGATCAGATCAAAATCGCCGACAGCACCCGCATCCGGCTCAAAACTCCGGTCGGAGGAATACCCAAAGGCGCCGTATTGTCGGTGGGTGAAGGCTATACGATGGGTTACAATCCGATAGCGTCATCCGGAGCGGTTATAGCAAGTTACGTATGGAGCCAGAGCTATACCGTCGGAAGCGACAATCCCTACATAGCTTTTGTCATCCGCAAAACCGATAATGCCAAAATCACTCCGGCGGAATACCCGCAGATTCACTTCACCATATCGAGCGACAAGACGACGAACCCCGATGCGGGCAAATCGTGGCGGTGGGTAAAAGAAGAGGACGGAACCTATAAATGGACGCCGATCGCCGACAGCGATGCGGTAAAGGCCCTGCAAGAGGCGGCGCGGGCGCAGGACACGGCCGATGCCAAACGTCGTGTATTCGTCGTAACACCGACTACACCCTACGATGTGGGTGACATCTGGACGCAGGGCGAAGGTGGCGACATCATGCGCTGTATCGAATCCCGTGCAACGGGCAATTTCGAAAGCTCGGATTGGGACAAAGCATCCAAATACACCGATGATACGGCAGCCAACGAAGCCAAAGACGAAATTGCGAATCTTCAGTTCGGCGCCCGCAACTACATCGCCAAGCAGTTTATCCGGGAATGGAACAGCGCCAAAGAGGGTGTTTCGGACGTGGTAACGACCGGTACGGACACGGATGGAGCATACATGAGGATCGATGCCAACAAAGCGAGCAATGCAGGAGTGGCTATTGCATCTACGAGCCAGATCGTAAACTGGACGGATTGTTTCGGAGGTAAGATCGCTTACAAGGCCGGTATGTCCTATGTCTTCAAGGCCCGGATCAAGCAGCCCAACAGTAAGCGGGGAGTTATGTTTTGTGCGGTCTATGACGATAATACCTATCAATTTATGTCGGCACCGCCTTCGCCGACCGCATCCGAGCTGTATGAAGCGGTCTATACGACCCAAGCGGGCAAGTCCTTGCAGAAAATAGTTCTCTATGTGGTTGCCTGGAACCCGATCTACCTATATGACATTCAGCTTACGGAAGGCGACAAGGCCCCCACGGGGTATATCACGGCCGAGGAGGATGTGCAGGCGCAGATCGAGCAGGTGAAGATGGATGTGGACTACATCGCCTCGGATTCGAGCCTGACGCCCTCCGACAAACAGCAGGTGGCTAATGAATGGGTGCGGATTCAAGGTGAATACTGGAGCATCATGGCGAATGCCGAAAAGTATGATGTACCCACGGATTCATTTACGGTCTATTTCCAGCGGCTCAAAGATTATCTCACACCCTTGTTGGCCGATATGAGTACGACATCCGAGATAACCGGCACCGAGTTCAGAAAGGTATTCTCCGATTATTATCAAATAAGCAACAACATGTCGGACTTGATCGACGATGCGATAGACGAATCCATCAAATCGACAGAGTACCTCAAGCAGGCGATAGAAGGAGGCTCCGAGGAAAAAGGCGGTCTCTATCTTCTCAGTATGATATTACTGAGAAACCGGCAAGGCGAGGTGACGGCCGGAGTGAGCGGCTTGCAGGAAGACGATGTGCCCTTCTGGTCGGGAGCCGACTATACGAACCGGAAAAAAGCCGTGTTCAGGGTACACGCCGACGGAGAAGTACACGCAACCAAAGGTACCGTCGGAATCTTGCAGGTCAAAAACGATTCCGTAGAGGTGAGCGATGCGACCGCAAGCGGAAACAAGATCATACTCACTACTAACAATATAAACAGCGTAAGCCAGGTTTTGGGTTCTTCCAAAGTCCCGTCGAGCCAAACAACGGGAAATGTGGCGGTCATAACCTCTCAAACGAAGCCTTTCGCCTCGGATTCCAGAAACTCAAGTCAATTCAAATGCGGCGCGGAGGTGCAGATGTCGGCACAAGTCAAGGGGACGATCCGGAGCGGAGGAAGCGTGAAGATCGAAATTATCAACCAGACAGCCGATACTACCGACACGATATTCCGGCAATCTTCCGCATATGACGACACGGTATCGATACAGATCAACAAGAACATTAGTTATCGTTTTACGACCCCCGGCAACTACTATATAAAAGTAACAGTGGAAGCATCCTCGTCCGGAGGACTCGGAAATGCGGCATCCGCAGCTGTCAAAGCGATTACTTTTTCTTTCGAGACCGACATCCGCAAGAACCTGATTGCACCCAACGGAGTAGCCGTTGTGAAAGGATCGAGCAACTACGCGGTATTCACAGGAGATATTTTCGAGGTCCTGATCGGAAAAGCCGGATTACGTATTCAAAACGGGTATGTATATAAGAGAGATACCGACCATACGACCTGGACAAAGATTTGAGAAATACCAACGGTAGTACATTCCCATAGCGTGAACATAATAACTATGGACAAAATATTTAATAAAACGAAAAAGGTGTTGGAAGGTATTGCTACAAAGCTGTCCGAAGCACTTATGACCGTGCAAGGATGGCTTATAGGACTATTGATCGTTATCGTGAATTTCTTCGCTGGGTATCAGCTCGTACTTTATGGGGTGCTTATTGCCGTAGCCTTCGACGCTTTGTTTGGAATATGCGTCGCTCGAAAGCGCGGAGAATTTATCCTGTCAGAACTCCTGCGGGCTACGATATTCAAGCTGGCAGTTTACTTCAATCTGATCGTAGTATTCGTTTTCATCGATAAATTCGTTACGACAGGAGGTATCGAAACGAAGATTACGACCGTGATCCTGGGTTCTGCCATTTGCCTGGCAGAAGCATGGTCGAGCTGTGGCAACGCTTTAATCATCAGTCCGAACTTTCCATTCTTACGTCTGTTTCGAAAAGCATTGACCGGAGAAATAGCCCGCAAGCTCAATGTAAATCCTGAAGATGTAGAAAACATATTAAACAGCACAAAAAAATGACCAGAGGACTTCGTAACAACAATCCCGGGAATATCCGCAAGGACGGAACCCATTGGAAGGGAGAGGTGGAACCTTCCCGCGACGCTGCGTTCAAGCAGTTCGAATCTATGGCGTGGGGATACCGCGCGATGTTCAAATGCCTGAACACTTACAGCCGTAAATACGGGCTCGACACCATTCGGAAGACGATTTCACGCTGGGCACCCCCGAGCGAGAATGACACGGAAGCATATATCCGTACGGTATCCGAATTGTCCGGCGTCCCGGAAAACGGACGGATCACGGCAACCAACCGCGATGTGATGATCCCGATAGTCGCAGCTATGTCGCGCGTAGAAAATGGCGTTGATGCCTGCATGACGGACGTGATGGCCGGCTGGGACCTGTTCATCAACGGTTGATAGCTCGTACTCATTATGGTACTGCGGAAAATAATCCTGATTCTCCTTCTGACCGGCTTGTTCCTTGTCGGATGGTGGCTCGGCAGGCGATCCGTCGATGTCCGTATCATCGAGCATACTCGAATCGATACGGCCTACTTCGAAAGACCGCAACCGCATAAAATACTGTCCTCGGCTATTTCGGTAGAGGTGCCGAAATGGTTGTTCGCCCCAGCGGATACCACCTTTACCACCGTAACAATAAATCCCAACCGGGACAGTGTGCCGGTACAGCTGCCATTCGAACGCCGGGAATATCGCGACAGCAGCTACTTCGCCATAGTGAGCGGAATAGCCCTGGGCGACTGCCACCCTACCCTTGAACACATCGAAACATACGGACGTACTATCACGCAGCAGAAAATAATCCGAACGCCCTACCGATGGCAACTCGGGCCTGCCGCAGGCGTCTATTACGTTAATCGCACGGGTGGCGTATGGATCGGAGGGCAACTTCACAGAAACATCGGAAGGTTCAATATCACGGCATCCCTCGGCTGGGACCCACGCGATAACGGCCCCTATGTTCAAGGAAGCATAAGTATGGATTTATGGCGGAAATAACTTTTTAACGAATTATAATTATGGAAACAATTAAAAAAATCGGACTGCTTTTCCTTGCCTTCTTCTCATTCGTTTGTATTGTGGGTGGGATAGGAACACTCTACTATTGCCAGGTCGAAAGCAGCAACTTGTTCGCAACCGGGTTGATTCCCGTCGGGGCAATCTACTTCTACCTGCTTTGGCCGACATTGAAAAAGTATCTGTTCTAACAGCTTTCGCCCGTCAGGGGTGGGCGTAAAAAAAGCCCCTGCCTTTATTAGCGTCTCTCTTACCTTCCGCTAATAATAAAGGTGCCAACACACCACGACAGGGGCTGTAAAGCCTTTGCAAGTGTGTTGGCACTTATTTTTATTTGGTAAGAGAGTGAACAAAGGTAAGAGAAATATCCTATATGTGCAAATCTGAACTTTACCGACAAATTCTCGGCACGGTATCGCAAGAAACGGAGATTTCGGAAGAGCGAATACTATCCAAAGCCAAAAACGCCGAGATCGTGGATGCCAGGTATTTACTGGTCTATTTCCTCTGGAGGCAGGGATTTCACGCCCCGGTCATATCCTCGCTGATGAACTTCTCACGACGGCCCATAGAGAAGATGATTTCCCAATTCGATCTTCGTCGCAAACAAAGCGGTAAAATGTTCGAAATGCTCCTCGTCCGTATTGCGTCCAAACTCCGTCCCACCTGCGACTGATACGATTGATTCTCCCATCGTTCATGTCGATTTTTGCATTGTGAGCTCAACGGCAGCGTCCGCCGAACGGACGCAACAATGTAAAAGTCTAAAACAATGAACGAAAAAACTTTAGTGTTCGACAACGGTGGCGCAATGGACGGCAACCTCGTGGCCGCGTTGATGAACGGAAACAACCGCAATAACGGCTACGGCAATGGCTACGGCTGGGAGTGGATGTGGATGATCCTGCTCTGGGCTCTCTGGGGCGGCAACGGATGGGGTGGCTTCGGCGGTCGCGGAAACGGACTCTCGAATCTTCCCGCCGAGCTGAACGGCGACGCAGGGCGTCAGCTGCTGATGAATGCCATTCAGGGAAACGGCACCGCCATCAACCAGCTCGCATCTTCGCTCAACTGTTCCGTACAGCAGATTCAGACCGCTCTGTGCAACATCCAGGCACAGTCGGGCCTCTCGGCGCAGCAGATCATCAATGCCGTGCAGTCCGGCAACGCACAGGTGCTTTCGCAGATGGCCTCCTGCTGCTGCGATGTCCGCACCGCCATCGAGCGCCAGGGCTACGAAAGCCAGCTCGCAACGCTCAATCAGACCAACACCCTGACGAGCAACGCCAACACGCAGTTCAATGCCCTCGGCTCGAAGATCGATGCCCAGACGCAGGTCATCAACGACCGTTTCTGTGCCCTCGAGATGCGTGAGATGCAGAACAAACTCGACGCCGAGCGTGCCAAGAGCGCGGCATTGGCCGGGCAGCTCTCCCAAGAACATCAGACGGCGACGATCATGCAGTCGCAGGCCCAGGCCGTAGCGCCCATCAACGCTGCGATCGGCGATCTGAGCAACCGGCTGGCAAAGATCGAGTGCGGCCTGCCGCCTACGACCGTGGTTCCCAATCCGCAGGTGTACGCGATGCCCGCCTGCGTAGCCGCCCAATACGGGCTGGGCTTCGGTGCCGCGTTCGGACTCGGCGGCAACGGCGGATTCTGGGGTTAATACGGAAAGGAGGTATGCTATGGCAGTATTCCCATTTCAGTATGTCAATCGCAGAGGTATCCCGGTCATCAAAACTACGGGTGTGACGGTCAATGCCGCCGATGTCGTGTTCTCATTCCAAAACCACGCCTTTGCCAATTCCTGGTACAGGGGGATAGTCCTGGTCGAGCTGTCGCAGGCAATACCCGCAGGCACGACAGGCACGCTTCCCGTGTTGTTCGAAACCAACGGCGTGACCAAGAATGTGACCACGTACAACGGAGCCAATGTCACCGTGTCCGATATTCCGGGGACGGGTGTATTCCAGCTCTTCTACGACAAACAGACCGACACCCTGCAACTGATGACAGGGGCCGTTTAACCAATAATAAACCGAAGGCTTCAGGAGGGGAAACCGCCCCTCCGGAGCTTTCAAAAAACAATTAACCGAAGATGTTTGCGAATTTAACCAAAGGCGCTCCGGTATATGTACTCGATATGCGCGGAACTCCCAAATACTACATGGCGACGCTTGAAGAGGCGCCACAGCCCTATTTCCCCGCTCCCGGGAACTTTCCCCCGGCGCAGCCTTCCGTCAGCTTCCCGGTAGGGGACCAGAAATGGGTCGTCCCGGTAAATGCCGATATGGTGACAAAGGACGGACTCACGGTCACGACATCCCGCGAACGGCTCATAGACGCCATCAATGCGGCAAAGCAGCAGAGCCAGTCCGTTGTGGATTCCTACGAAAAACACAAGGCCAATCTGGAAGTTTTCGATCAGATCATGCGCGAAGTGAATCCCGCGTACGCGGGTCAGGCGCAACGCGACAAGGAGCTCCAGGAGCTGCGGGCAGAGGTGGGACAACTTCGTCAGATGCAAACGGAGTTCGCCTCCATGAAGTCATCGCTGGACGCCTTTCTTAAATCGCAAATGTCTGCTAAAACAAGCAAATCATGAGAATGTGGGAAATCGAAGGCCGGTACCGCGGTGACGGGTACGGCGAGCGTGAAGAAATCGAACGCAAGATGCGCGAAGCCTACGAGTGTGGCTACGAGGATGCCAAACGCGAAATGCGCGACGGCTACGGGGAGCGTCACACGGGAGGCTACATGCCCGACGGCTACGGTGAGCGTGGCGGAGAATACGGCAGCGACGGATATGGCGAACGAAGAGGTGTCCGGGGAACCGGACCCTACTCCAGATTCCGCCGGTAAAACGAATCCGGAGAGGGGAGAAATCCCCTCTCTTTAACAGCGAAACCTATGGACAGAGAAAGATTGGACGCAAGGGACTCCATGCCGGCAGATATTCGCGCATACCTCGAAAAAAACGGATGGTCCTTTTCGAAGAAAATGTGTGAATTTGCCGTCAGCCGCATGAAGGACCGCGACGGGAAGAAAATAGAACCCATCACCAAAGAGCAGATCGACAAATTGCTCAAGACGAACGGTATCGAGCTCAAGCACGACAACGGCTACGACTGTGTATATGTCGCGAATATGGCCCGGGCCGATTACTGGGGATCATCCATTGCCGATGAACAACACCTGGCCCTGTTCGTCAAGGATTTCATCGACGATGAAGACGCCTATCCCGGGCTGCCCTTCACACGATATTTCGCCGATCTGATAGGGTCGGGAACAAATGTTCCGTGGGAAGATGTCCTGTAACAGAATCAAATCCAGAACGCGGCTCGAAAGACCGTATGTGAGGATTCAAAAAGTGTATTCAACGACATGAAGCTGCGGGATCTGAGGATAGAGAACTATGATTGGCATGTGCGGTTTTACTTCGCCGTACATGGCTATCACACGCGCTCTATCCTTTTTTCTTTGGAACAGATAGAGTGTCCCAGGCCAATTATGGAGCGAGTACGGGAAAATTTGGAAAAGGCCGATATGGATTCGGGATTCACCTATTCCAACAAGACCCGGCGAAGGTCTGTCGTAGTCGTAGGATTGGCGTCATCCCAGGCACAATTCCTGAACTCTTTCGAGCATGAACTGCGGCACCTGTGCGACGACATCGCCGTAGCATCCGCAATGCCGATGCAAGGCGAAGAAGTAGCCTATCTGACAGGACAGATAAATACAATGCTTTGGAAAGATATTCACCAATTTATTTGTTGCAAAGGTAAATGCGACGGTTATGGACGAACAAACTAAATATCTGATGTCATTGTTGGAGATCAGCGAATGCTGCTACCCTATTTATGTAGCCGTAATCTGCGAATTGATAGAATCGATATAATAGCTGGATAAGATCGGCTTTTATATCTTCGTCAATGTCCCGACAACGTGCGAAAGGCGCACTTCCTTCGTGTGCCCCGAAAGATACGTTATAAAGTAGCTTCACGTCCGGCTCCCGCCCAATAGAGTTCAATGCTTGAAACGACATTAACAGAATGAATCAAAAGAACACTTTTATCGTCTAATTGCAATTATGCAATAGGATGAACGGATGTAATTCTACATCATATATTCCGAATTGCACGGTTATTATCCTCTCCCTTTCCGCAAATTCATCAAAATAAAGGCAGCTCCTGCTGCCATCCGTCAATGTGTTCTCTAATATTCCTTTTGAATTTCCGCCATAAAAACGGCAAGGATTTGTGTGCCTTGAATCGACAGACGAAATCATGGCGATAACTCACGCCCATCCTTGCTTCCCGGCAGATAATCATTTCGAGCAATCGATTCCGTGAATAACTGATGTATATTTCGGAATCGTCACGTGCCCCGCCTCTGCGTTCGTTTTTCCTATATCGTCCCATTTGCAAATTCCGAATAAATCATTATATTTGTATCGGTGTGAGGGGTGATTCTTCGGAATTGCCTCTTTTTTATTCATCTTCGAAGGCGTCCGGTACTTCTCCGGAATGTTCCCGACAAAAACCGATTGGCCGGATCTCTGGGCCGCTGCAATCTTCGAAAACAATAATTGCCATGTTTCCGTCCGATCTGCATCCAATCAATTCACAACTATTCGGAATGTCGATTCTCACCTCAAATCTCCGATTCATAGCTACCTGCTTTTTGAGTATATCGCCGACCGCAACTCTCCAAAACGCGGATTAAGTGCCTCCGGTGTTCTGGTGTATCCTTATCCGGAGCAACATAAAACGTTACCCCCGCAATTCGAATTATTCTCGTACATTTATTTTCTATTGCCAGAAGTTTAGCACGATCTACTGTACCGTTTTTAGATGTATCTACTGCCATATGAATAAAAAAGGGAGCGATTTTGCCTCTCCCGGTTAAAACTTCTCTTTCCTTATTTGTTCTTCCAGCTCTCTTTCCGCCTTGCGTATGTCCCTCTGCAACTCCTCCAGCCGGGTGATCTGTTCTTCACTCATGCGTGGACACCCCGAGAGCCAGCTGCTGTAATTGGGCGTACTAATTTTGCCGCAGGCGATACTCCCCACCCGCAGACAGTAATCGTAATACTTTACAAACTCATCTTCCGGAGCGTCCCGGTCTATGTCGGTGATGATGTCATCCATCCCAACTATATAGTCCGCGCATTCGGTGATCCCGCCGACATCGCCGCCGACCCAGCTCCGCGTAGCATCCTCATAATCATAGCCGTGTTTCTCGCAAAAAGCCTGCAAATAGGCGTTGCAGGCTTTTTCGTAGTCTGATTTGAATTTCGTGTTCATAGATATTCTTGGTTAGTTACTTGGTTAGTCAAAATGCACAGAGCATCTCTCCGCATCCTCGACGCGGACAAAGCAATGGGTTGTGAATTTCATTCCTCGTTCAGTCTTTGTTTGAATGCGTTTAATGCACTGCAATCGGGGCAATTTCCCCCATTACTTGTTTGTATTGAGTAAATTGGGCAATCCTTGCAAAATGCTTCGATCGCTTTATCCCGCATCCTTTCCTCGGCCTCCTGCTCGGCGAGTTCGGCTGTATGGCTCATTGCTGCTCGTAGCTGCCATTTGGCGTGGTCGCTCATCTCTATTACAAGATGATTCAAGCATCCGTCGATAAATTCCTTTGCTTTTTTGCTTTTCATGGCTATTCGTCGATTATAAACCAACCGTCATGCAGGAGTTGTGCGCGGCTAATTCGGGATTTGAGGATAGTTCGATGTACCCGCCGGCATCGGGAGCAAACAATATCATGCACCACGTCGTATCGGTTGGGTTTGTTTTGGCGGCAGAACCAATTTCGGGGCGATTTGACGCAATATACCTCCTCGAAATCCTTATGCCCGAACCAGCGGCAGATAAGGGGCAAAAGCCATTGTTTCATAGTCCTATTCATTGCTCGCCTCCTTTCAGAAATTCGGGATTGTCGTGGATGTTGCTAATGACTTCTTTTCCAAATTTATAAATCCAATCCTGATCCAATCTTAAATAACATAATTCCTTTCTATCGACCAAGGCCCCCATAAAAGCTGCGTTGCCGGTATGGTAAAAGATTCTATGAGGGCGAGTTTTATCCTCGGACAATGGAGAGCGTATCACATCCCCCTCGTAAATCTCCTTACCGTTCTTGTCTTTCAGCCCCGTAAACTCGCCGACGGTAGTGGGATCGACCTCGTGTCTGTTTGCATCATCGAATATAAAATAGCGCCCATTCAAAATGACAAGGCTGCCATACAACCACTCTCCGTTGTCGAGGCGCTTGCCCCGGAATTTAATTTCTCTCATATTTCAAAATGTTTGAAAGTTTTTCAAAGTTTTGCAATGTTCTGCATCGAATCTCGTTGTTTCACCAACTCAAATTCGTAAACTACCCGTAAAGATCGTTGAACATTACTTTTTTCATTTCCTCTGATCGTTTTGATTCTCCTCAATATCGGGGTTGTCGGCCTTGCTTTTGTCGAAAAAGCGGATTCCGCCATTGATAGTCAGCATGTTGATATTCATCCCCTGCTTCAACAAATCGTAGATTGCGGTTGTCGCTATCCCAATTGCAATGACGGAGATAATAAGAATAACCAATATTACGGCCCATGCAATCGAGCGATAGGGTTCCCCGGATATAATACCACATAAAACAATTGTCAGTGTTCCAAAAAGAAAACTTGTAAGTAAGTGTTTTTTCATTTCCTTTCGTATTCATTTATCGTTTCGAAAATCTGTAATGCCACCTGCGGGACTATGGCGTTACCGCAGGCTTTGACGGCTTCCCGGCGCCACCGAGGAAAGGCGATACCAGCCAATTCCCCGGGAAACCCATCATCTCCGCCACATACAGGGGGTTGAGTCGGGAACCCGTTCCAGTCCGGTATTCGTCGCTTTGCATCGCTGTTTTGGGTAGTCCGTTGCATATGCCCTGACTGGCAGGAAGCGTTACATTCTTCGCATCGTTCGCTGTCGGGGTCGGTAAAAGTCCGCTTACTGCCAGATCGTTCAACAGGGACATATATGTTAGACCCGATTTTCTCGTTTTGTATAGTCCGGTTACTTTTTGACCTCCGCGTGATGCGTCCGAGGCATGGGGTGTCGGAAGCAATACTGTCGGCATGAACTCCGTTCGACCGTTCACGCATCGTTTCAGTCCCTGCGTCTGTACGGTGGGCAACAAACCAGCATCTGTCCCGACGGTGGGGAGCGCCGACACCGCAAGCCGGAATAATGTACGGCTGCACCTCGTATCCTGCCGTCTCCAGGTCAGCGCACACCCTTTCGAATACCAACCCTTCCGACCAATTAACGATTCCGTAAACGTTCTCGCCAACGACCCAGCGCGGTCGAACAGTCCGAATAACGTCGAGCATCGCGGGCCACAGGTAGCGGTAGTCTTCTGTACCTCGCCGCTTTCCTGCGAGGCTGAACGGCTGGCACGGGAATCCACCGGTAAGCACGTCGATACGGTCTTTCCAGACAGTGAAGTCGGTCGTTCTGATGTCTTCATATTGTTCTGCATTCGGGAAGTGATATTTCAATACTTTGCGGCAAAAAGGATCGATCTCGCAGTTGAAGGCGTTCGTCCAGCCCGCCCACTCGGCCGCCAGATCGAACCCTCCGATCCCGCTGAAAAGAGAGGCGTGGGTCATAAGAGATCATCGGTTATTGTCCTAATTTTTCAACGATCCGCATCTCTCGTTCGGATAACTCCCATACTATAGTCTCTTTCTTCACCGCAGCTCTTTCGGCGGCAACTCTTTCGGCGGCGGTATGTGAGATTAAAAAACCGGAACCGTAAATCATTTTCCCGTGCTTTTTTTTGATCATCGAGTGCAGAGCGGTGCAGCATTTCCCGCTTGTCTATCCTTATCTCACCCTTGTTTTTCACGATGTACGCTACATCCGAAACCGTCAGCACGCAGTCCGGGTATTTGTATTTCGACAACTCCGCTTTCGGTGCCGAGCAAATGGCATTGATCCCCTCATATAGTACAGGATCACCTATTACGCCGGACTCGCCGAACATGTTGGACAAAAAAGATGTCTTTACTTTTGCGCCGTTTTCGTAAACGATAGCGGCGCCGCATACGATCCGTGTACAGTCAATGTTAGCGCTGAACAATGTCAGATGTGGGGCAAACAAGAAAAACTTGATCCCTCGTTTCAGATAGAACCGGACAATTTGAGAGATGATCGAAAAGGGCGGGTTGTCGATCACCACGCAATTATCGGGATAGACCAAGCTCTCGTAATCACCACCCGGATAGAACGGGCGGACAACGGTCATCCCGTCGATGTCGCAATGATCGGCTACATATTGCAAAACATAGTCGTACACCGCTGGAGGCGTATAGCAGTCGTCGGTCGTTTTCTTGGGCTTGAATTTTTCCACAAAGCCCTCGTAATCGAGGAAAATCTCTTTTTGCGACTTTCCTCGATTCGTGAATACATGCTCTTCTTGATTGAATAAATCAACTACTTTCATTATCAGCCTGCTATTTATCGGTTATCCCCGTTTGAGTCGATCACGCCGCGCTCGCGGCGGCTGGCGAGTTTGTCGAGGTTCTGCTGCATGACCTCTTCGAGCGTCAAGCCGTAGCGATCGTTGAACATTACTTTTTTCATTTTCTCTTTCCTTTTAGCTCCGCAATGCGGCGGAGGATATATATCTTCATTGCTTCTGATTTAAGTTCATCCGAAGTCATCGCAAAATGCCATAGATGCGCATATTCATCCGAATTATACCCGTAGCGTATGCCAACAACCGTCCCATCCATATCCTTACGAACTGAATAGACACGTATCTGACAACGCCCCTCCCGCCTCAGTCGGCGCAGTAGTTTGGTTTTCATATCTTCTCGTATTCATTTATCGTTTCAAAAAATCGTCAGTTGTACCGACTTTAGCTGGCGTGTCCCCGCCGCCCTTGCCTGCCTTTCCAGATCGAGCACGCGGGCGTAATTGTAAGTGGCGATCCATTTCATGTTGAGTGGCAGGAGTTGCAAATCCTCCTCCGCCGTTTCGGATTCGGAACGGAGCGTACCTCCGTCCATCTCCGGCACGATTTTCAGGAGGTTCGGCGTGGAGAAGTGCCACCACCACGGCAGAAGGTGCTTCATCACATCGTAGCGCGGGCTTCCCATAAGTCCCCGGCTCTTGCCCGTGTAGTACAGCCATTTTTTCTCGAACGGCCGGTATTCCACGGGAACGGCGCGGAAATCGAAAGGGTCGCCTGGCCCGAACTCGCGCAGGTTTTTCCACTTGTCGCCGCACCACAGGGTGAGGAGGTCGGCCCCGCATTCCGCAAAGTTGTCCCGGTTCTCCCAGGCGTAAAATTCCGGGGGCAAATCCGCAACCAAATCGTGCCCTCCGATCCCGCTGAATAGTGATGCGTGGGTCATAAGCGATCATCGGTTATCGCCGTTTCCGTCGATCACGCCGCGCTCGCGGCGGCTGGCGAGTTTGTCGAGGTTCTGCTGCATGACCTCTTCGAGCGTCAAGCCGAAGCAATCGGCAATGCCCGCGATAAACCACGCACAATCCCCGACCTCTTTCATCAGCTCGGATTTGTAACCCTCCACCTCTTGCAGATCATCCGTATTGAAGACCAAATGATCCATATCCAGCCGGCACACTCCCTTTCGGCGCCATTTGGCGATCTTGTCGGCGATTTCGCCCACCTCGGCCATCAGGCCGAAAAGCATATAGGTCGCATTCTCGCAACTCGGCAGCCGCGTACTCATCGCGCGTGTCTGATATTCGTTCGCTCTCATCCTTTATAATTCTTAAAATCAATACTATTGAAAATAGATTTGTGATTACACCAACGGGCTAATCGCTTTTGCTCCTTTGTCGGTTCGATATTGTTTTCGAAATCTCGATATGGTTGGGCAAAGGGACTTACTCCCAATCGCTTCAGAGCCTCAATGCGGACCAAACTTTCGTGTACATCCCCAATTAAAGCATAGACAAAAATTCTATATGGTTTTATGCCGCGCTTGGACAACTCCTGCACAACCTTTGTCACAGAATCTAACTGACTGATTCTGTCGCATGCAAACCGGACGTATCTTATCCACTTAACCCGCGATAGCAAGTCAAGTATATATTTATCGGCACACGCCCGGCGAGCATCCAACCCTTGATTAAAATCAACAGATATGCCCGTGCGAATTATTTCTTCGATTTGTTCCAGCCCGAAATCCGACGCCAGTACATTGTTATCCAATAATATAGCCCGACGCTTATCGCCGAGGAACTCCCGGAGCGGGGATGCCGGCCGGATGGAGCCTTCCTTGTGCGGAACGATGCACCACGGGCAACCGTTCGGGCAACCGCGTGTTAGGAATCCGAAAGCCTCATTCACACTGTAAAGCGAATAATCAGGACAGATATGTTCAATCTCGTCTGGTAATGTTATTGTATAGTCCTTATAACCTGTTCCCGCCCGTACGATCTCGCACGGGTAGTAGTCTGCACAATCAGCCGTGAAAGTGAAAACTTTAGACATATACACTCGATCGTACCTACCGAACATCGGATTGGCGAACTCAACCGAATCCCCGTGCGACTTATGCCAAGCCGAAAGTTTCATCAATGCCAAGTTCGGAAAATGATGACCATCTACATCTACTAATCCTATATTCACTCTTTGTAGTATTTTCAGTTTTTCCTGTTAAACTTCCTCTCGACCAGATCGCACAAATCCAGGTACATCGCATCGGTATTCTTCGCCTTCACCCTCTCCCGGAACCTGGCTATATCCGACAGCCAGCAGCCGCAACGGACATAAATGCCGTCTTGCAGGTTGAAAAAGTAAACCTTGCTGCCAATCCGAGAGCCGAACCCGACAAAAGCCAGGAAAGGATAATCGCCGATATATTCGCCTTTCCCTTCGAAGGAGCACTCCTCACCGAAAAAGCACTCCTCACCGAAAGAGCAATCCTCACCGAAAGAGCACTCCTTACCGAAAGAGCACCGCTCGCCGAAGGAGCACCGCTCGCCGAATATTTGTATATCACTGTAATCCCCCGAGGGGTATTGTTTGATTCCGTCGATCACCTCGAAGGCATCGAAATCCGCTTGTGTGTATTCTTTCATTTTCGTTAATCTATTAAATTCAATTCGATGATTCCGTCTATTTTGCAATCTTTTCCGCTTTTTTGTTGATAAGCGATTTGATAAACTCCGCAGCTTTGGCGTCTGTTACCGGGTGATCGCTGCCCATAGCCTCGGCTTGCCGTATCGTACGGTTCTCGCAGGCATTGCATCGATCCTCGAAATATGTCTGAAACCAACCGTATATGATCGATCCGTCTATTCGTCCGTACAGTTGTCCGTATTGCCCTCGTTTGGCATTGGTAAATACCAGGTTTACATCGGCAAGGTTCAACGCCCAGAAATCGTCCAAAATCATGTAGGCCGTTTCCGTTACCTGTGCGTCGTTCATCTTGGCTGAAATATTGAAAAACTCCTGTACATTGACGATCCAAAGTACCAGATATGCAGCCGTCCATTTTTCGCCGTATGTCGCTCGCAATACAGATAACACCGGCATTTGGGATTCGGCACAAGCCACGGCCGACTGCATACGGCGGCAGCTACTCTGTATTGCCGCCACTGAGTAGCGTTTCAAGAACTCCACGCTTGAAATCTTCGCTAACGCCGTTGTTGGCGGTTTTTTTGCTAATTCCGTTGTCATTGTAAACTTTGTTTTGCGGGCTGTTGATCGAATTTGTGAGCGTTTGCCTCCAGTTGATAGTCTTTGTGCGCTGCTTTCGCTTATGCTGCCATCCGGCTTCCGTTGCCCAGAAGTTTACGCAAGCCTTTTCGAGCGAGAGGGCAATGTTGAGATTCGGGTTGAAACGTTGTTGCGTCGAAATCCAAGCGTCATCCTGTAGGAGCGTCTTATAGGCCTTGCGTAACTCGTTTTTGTAAATCTCAAAATCATCACGCCACGTCAATATCCGAGCTTCTTCAATCCCTGCATCATCCTTGCGGAGCGTCTTACGGGATTTGCGTTTAGGATGATCGGATTCGGGGTTCTCGGTCCCCTCGCACGCGCCTGCGTTATAGTCTTCTACCGGGTAAGAAATAATATTATCTCTCACAGATACTCCAGTATCTTCTACGCCAGTAGAAGTACTGGTAGTAATATACTCCTTATCCTCTCCTTTTATAGTCACTGATCGTTCAGTGATCGTTCCGTGATTATTCACTGATCGTTCCGTGATTTCATTTAATGCACTGTCTAACAATTCTTTACGTATATTTACATCCTCCAGATTAGGTCTGTTGATTACTTGATGACGGGAAAAGGTTGGCAGATAATAGAATCTTTCCGACTTAACGGAAAGCAGACTAATAAATCCGGTTTCTTCGAGCATCTTCAACCAGCCTTCGAATTGCTGGAGTTGTATTTTGTCGTAAGGGAATATTTTAGACTTCAGCCAAACGGGGTCGGCTATTACTACGCCCAAATCATCGGCAAAATTCCAAAGTCCGATGTAAAGCAGCCTGGCATCGCGCGATAAGCGGCCGATCTTCAGATCATCCCAAAATTGTGGTTTTATGGTTCTGATTCTGGCCATACCATAGCGTTATTTTGGTTGTTGATCATTGTCTTCTTTTAGCATATTCTGCAATACATAGACAAGGTCTTTTGCCATTTCGGGCGTTAAAAAAAAACATATGTTCTCTCCAGTCATTAAGTTCAAATTTTTTGGGAGATCATGATCATATTATAAGGTTTATTAACTGATATTTCACATTCTTTATGTCTGCGATCTCTGATTACATATTTTATAGCCATTGTCATGCTTGTTTTTATTTTTTGTAACCGTCTTTTTTCAATAACCGTTCAATAACCGGCAAGGGGTTCGGAATACATCCGACCATTTTGCGGGGTTTGTTATCCGTCGTCATTCTTCGGCGTTGTATAAACTCATAGGATTTGCGGCAGCCATTCCATACGGCGCGTATCTTTACGCTCCCCGGAGTGCGATTCAACAAGCAACCTATATATTCGTTGTCGTTATCGGGATAGAGTTCTTTCAATGTTTCCAATTCCTTTTCCGACCACGGGGGATATGTCTTTCTTGTCGTCATACTTGGAGATTATTTAGGGAGTGGATGCCCGCTGTTGCCGTGCCAGGAGCGCCATTCTGGACGTTATCTCCTGTTTGTATTTCACGGCTGCCAGCACTGCCTCCCTAATACGGTCGATGTACTCTTCATCTCGTGGGATGCGGAGAATCTTGACGGCCAGCAGCGAGTTGGCGCACCGGGGATCATAGCTTACGAAGTCGCACCATCGTCGTCCCGTCGCAAGGTAGTTACCTTGTATCTGGGCGTAATATTCGGGCTTCTCGCGTCGCAGATCGTCCGGGGTAGCCATAGCCAGATACCGGGCGTGTACGGACGAATTGTAGGGGCATTTTATTTCGATGAAACCGTCTTCCCCGACCAACCCGTCAGGACTTCCGCCGAAAGAGGGCAAATCCTCGCAGACGAAGAATCCGCAGGTCTGGACATCGACGCTCATAATCGTCGAATAGGCCAGCCGTGCCGTATCTTCGTGCTCGCGTCCCCATTCTATTTCTCTGGTGTTGAGTTCCCGGTATTCCAAACAACCCCCGGCCGTGATGCGATCGGCGATCTTGTCGAACACATAAGCGACGGCCGTCTTGGTCAGTTCTCCGGGCCGTGCCCGTGCTCCGGGAATCAGCTTATGCACTTCGGAGGAAGTGAATCGATGCAGACGCGCTTCATACCATTCCGGAGTTCCTTGTTCGAAATAGCGGGAATCGGTCATCGCTTCGCGCTTTTGGTGTCGAACAGATTAACTTCGGCCTCGACCGTCGCATCCTCGACCGCGTTTTTCGTAATCCCGATCTTCTGCATCAGGTCGTCGGCCTCCTGTTCGGTGATCTGACCGCCGATAAACGCTTCACTGATCGCTTCGCGGCTCGTAAGCGTCGCTTTGTCCACGCTTTCGGGAATTGCCGCCGTTTCCTCATTATCGATGTAACGTACCGAGTTGTTTTCGCCCAGCACGCCCTGATCGAATTTCGCAGCGTCCTGCATCTCTACGGACATCGGGGCGAATTTTGACAGTAACTGTTTCAGCACGGTCTTACGCGCCATCGCATCGAAATCCGTAGTCCATTTACTACCGGCCCGGATGTAGTCCTTCTTTGATCCATAGGTTTGGCTGTACCGGCTCGCGTGTGCTTCGAGCTTCTCGAAGCTCATATAAAGCATCTTCTCGAAGCCATTAGTCAGTTTGAAATAACCCACATATCCGATCGTGCGGAGAGCGTCCCGATTCTCGGCCTTTTTGAACGTGATTTCACCCGTGATGAGGTTTTCATCCACGATCTCGCCCTCCTTGACCTCCGAAACATTCAGTGTTTTGAACTGCCCGCTGCGGATGGCCAGCTGGATAAATCCCTTCGCCCCGATCTGGAACTGGGCGTCGGTGCGCCCCTCCCGGTTGTTTTTGTAGGGGATGACATAGGCGAAACCCAGGTTGGGATCGAGAGGCAGGTCGAGGGCCGTAGCCTTGATCGCGGCGAACATCACGCCCATAGGCTCGCACTCCTGCAATGCCTTGTTGTTGGCGACGAGTGCCGTGAGGTTGCTTACGAAGCTGTCTTTCTTGGCTCCCAGGACGCTCGTCAGATAATTCTGGGTGCGTTCGCTGGTAATTTGACGGTTGAACAGCGTCAATCCCGTTGCTTGTTGTTCCATAATATTTACTGTTTTTGATTGATATATACTACGCGAGAAGAATATTTCCGGGGATCGAAAGGCCGCATCATATAATTGATATGATTGCGTATGTCGGCAGCCGAAAGTTTTCGGGACCATTCCCCGTCAGATACGATATGATTCGGATCAGCGATTTCGTAAATCTCGATTCTCGTTTTCATACATCAGTATTTTTCAGTTTTTCCTGTTAAACTTCCTCTCAACCAGATCGCATAAATCCAGGTACATCGCATCGGCATTCTTCTCTTTCACTCTCTCCCGGAACCCCGCTATATTCGACAGCCAGCAGCCGCAACGGACATAAATGCCGTCTTGCAGGTTGAAAAAGTAAACCTTGCTGCCAATCCGAGAGCCGAACCCGACAAAAGCCAGGAAAGGATAATCGCCGATATATTCGCCTTTCCCTTCGAAGGAGCACTCCTCACCGAAAGAGCAATCCTCACCGAAAGAGCACCACTTGCCGAAGGAGCACCACTCGCCGAAGGAGCACTCCTCACCGAAAGAGCACTCCCCACCGAAAGAGCAATCCTCACCGAAAGAGCACCACTCACCGAAAGAGCAATCCTCACCGAAAGAGCAATCCTCACCGAAAGAGCACCACTTGCCGAAAGAGCACTCCTTACCGAAAGAGCAATCCTCACCGAAAGAGCACCACTTGCCGAAAGAGCACCGCTCGCCGAATATTTGTATATCACTGTAATCCCCCGAGGGGCATTGTTTGATTCCGTCGATCACCTCGAAGGCATCGAAATCCGCTTGTGTGTATTCTTTCATTTTCGTTAATATATTAAATTCAATTCGATTATTTTAACAGTTCGTTCAGTTTCTCCAGCACCCGGGGAACCTCCTCGTCCGTGGCCGTACACCAGGCGCTCGCTATGCTCGTCTCCTCCCGTATCAGAACGTCGATCCATTCCGTCATTCCCATCGAATGTACCGCGCCCTGCCGCTCGGTTTCCACCGTATAGCGTCCCTGCACCGCAACGCCGTGATATTCTATCTGAAAGTCGAAAGATTCCATAGTACCCGCAAATGTCCTCCGGGTGATGTAATCGGCGATGCGTTTGGCGAAAGTCCGAATCTCCTGATCGGTCAGATGAATTGTCGTTTGCGGCCGGTTGAAACGGGTGCTCTCGAAGAAGTAATATTCTTCCGAGGGTTCTTTCCGAGTGGACGGCGGCATTTGAGCCGAGTCGGTGACGTAGTAGAAAGTATTCATCGCTGTTCGAAAATTTCATTCAACAGATAGCGGGTGATCCGCATACGCCGGGGACCGGACAGCGCCCAGCCGAACACCAGGCAAACAGGAACGGAAACTACTACGAGTGTAATTAAGTGTGCCATACTCTTACCGGATTTCGACCCGATAGACACGGGGTCGGTTTTGGAGTTTATATGCCCGGCGGCGGGACTTGTCGATCATCCGGCGCACCTTGCTCTTGAGGCGGTACCACGCACGCCAGAGGCGGCCCGCAAGCGTGCCCCACAGACTTTTGACTGTGCTTTCGGAAAAGAAGGTTTGCATGTTGGTAAAGATTTACTTGTGGATGATATTTGCTGTTATTCTGCTGCTTCGACAAACTCGCCGCCTTTCAGTTGATAGAAAACATCCTCCTTGAGCGATTTCCCATCGATCTGTGCAGACCTTACGCACACTGGTTTCAGATCCTCGCCATATTCAGCGAGGGTAATCCAGCTACCTTTCTTTGCCTTTATTTTTGAATCTATACCTATGGCTGCTACAACAGCATTGTTACCTTCGCTTTCGATCTTTGCGAGGTCGCCCGAGGAGCCGATCTTTGCGTCGTCGCCCGAGGAGCCGATCTTTGCGAGGTCGCCCGAGGAGCCGATCTGTGCGAGGTCGCCCGAGGAGCCGATCTTTGCGAGGTCGCCCGAGGAGCCGATCTTT